TGATACTCTTGCGGCTAAACAGGCCTTTATCAACAAGCTTCGGTCAGTTGTAGTGTCTGCGACCTTGCTTGAGGGTTACAAGGGTCGAATCGGTGGATTCCAAATTGGTACGCACGATAAGGATCCTTCTGCTTACTGGTTGACTGGGACGAATCAATTCGCTGTCGGGATGAGTAATGGCTCTGGACGATGGTACCAGACTGCTCTTTGGGTCAACTGGGGGAAAAATTGGGATAATCCTGGAAACAATGCTTGGTTTGTAAAAAATAACGGTGAAATGAACTGTTATAATACCGCACATTTCTGGAATACTCCGGTTGTGAATGGAAATCTTCGAGTTACCGGCCGAATTTTTTATGACAGTCGTTCTTCAGGTGGTAAGTTTGGGTATTGGGTAAGCTCGTCTAGATATACATCTATCGAAGCGCACAACAGCTATCTCTATCTCTATCCTGACAGCGGGAAATACGACTGGATTCAGATGAATAAAGAAATCTCAGACCGTCGATATAAGCACAATATCGAAGATAGTACAGTCTCAGGCCTTGATATTATCAACAACTTGAAAACCTACAGTTATCGTAAAGAGTACGACGGTAAAACCACAGATATCTCATGCGGTATCATGGCCCAGGATGTTCAGAAGTATATCCCAGAAGCTTTCTACGAAAATCCAGACGGCGCATACTCATATCGCACATTTGAACTCGTGCCTTATCTTATCAAGGCAATTCAGGAACTCAATCAGAAATTGGAGGAAATAGCATGAATGA